TCCTCATCTGAACCGTACCTAGCAATCTCACTCCCGCCGCCATTACCCATAATTCAAGCCTCTTAAATGTTTCCAGAGTTGCCTCGGCGTCAGGACCCAGGGCGCTCGAATACCAACCAACGCCTTAATCTGCTCAACACAAGTCCAGGGCCCAAATACCCACGGCAACCGGATACGATCTGTATCCAAGTGGTCAAAGTTTACCTTACACAGTCCAACAATTTCCATATTTTCCACAATACGAACAATATCCTCCTCGAGCTCGTACTCGTACAGCACCTGGACCTCCAGGTAAGCGATACGCGGATGTACCATTACCCAATACACCCCGGTCCATTTCAGCGCGAAAACGTGCAACGCCTGGGGATGTAAAAAGTAATTCCACCACCGCGGCGAACCGTGATTCTTGAAACAGACGAAGTAATACATTCACGCGAACACCGACCAGCCCTGGTCGACCTGGATAGGTTTCTGTGGTCCGGGTCTGTGATGTTTCAGTATTGCCCTGCCTTCACCAGCACCCAGCATCAGATACTGCGCCGCCTCTGCAACGTGGCTGTACTGGTTCTTATCCGGTTTATCGTGAAACCTCTCGTCACCAGTAACCTGGATACGCTTGTAGGAATAACCACCGCCCATCGCCTTGCGTAACATCTGGCAGCTCGGCGAGATCGACAGCCCAGGCTCGCCATCAACCAGCCTCGAGAGCGGTACAGCAACAGCCTCCCGCCGCAGCGTGAAGTCATTAGAAGGTGCCGGCCTGGCATTGATGCCCCTGGCCCGCAGAATCTGGAACGGTGTCGTTTCATCTGTCTGGCTGCGCTGGTCACCAGCCGGATCACCCCATACCTGGAATTCGCAACCAGGAAACCGCTGCTGCATTTCAGCCGCCAGGAGCTCACTGAATCGGACCGCACCCATATCCTCGGTGACGAGCTCATGCAACCAGCACCAGCGACCTCGAACGTCCCGCTGGCCGAACACTGCAGCGGGCGTCAGGCCAAAGTCGATGCCGACGTAAACGGGCTCGCCCTGGTTGACGGCCACGGCCTGCCTGGCGATGTGTAGATGGTCCCTAAATTCGGGATACACTGGTCGGCCTTCGGTGATGAATCCGTAGTCGCCATCAACATAAACCCGAATCCACTCGTTATCCTTGCCGGCCTCGAGGCGCTCGTAATAACCATCGGGTAGATTCTCGACGTTCTCTGCATCTGGTTGGCGCCCGCTCGGTTGCTTGAATAGCTGCCATCCCTTCGGCGCCTGCTCCTCGAACAGCCGATACCACCAGTGATCGTTGTCTGGTGGGTTGGTATCCATGATGACGCCGAACCAGGTCGGCCCACCTTCCCGCTTGGACGGATAGCGCCCGACGCGACCCTGCAGCATATCGATCACAGCCCGCGGCACTTCCCTGGCCTCGTTCACCCAGGCACCGGTGAGCTCGAGGGACAATAGCTTCTTAACATCCTGGGGCCGGTCGAGAGCCCGAAACATTATCTCGGCCTCAACATCCCCGAACTTGATGCGGTGCATCATGTCCTGGTTGTTCCATTGGCCGACTTCCTCGAACCAATCGCGCCAAGTGTTCAGCGTGGTGTCCGTCAGCTCACGGTAGGTGTTGCGGACCACAGCCCAGCGGGATCGTCGAATGCCATCCGGTCCTGGTTCCTGGGCCTGGAGTCGACGAAACAACTCCCAGCAGCAGGCAGTCGACTTGCCCGATCCGACAGGACCCATGACCCCCCGCACAAAAGCCTCGCACTGGTGGAACTTCCACAGCGTCGGGCTGGCGTGGTAATCAATCTGTTGGGTCGGCTGGCTTTTCTGCATTCGGCGCGAGCATATTAAAACTGATACCCTGTGGTGTGGTCACTTCCTTCTTGTCGACCAGGAGGCCGTGTAGCTTGGCCTTGCCCATTGTCGCCTGCACCGCAGCAGCCGGCGCTCGCTCCTCGAGGGCCATCATCCGATTCTCGTCGAGCTCGACCGAGATCGAATCCATCGTTACACCATGCCGCCTGGCTGCCTTCTCTTGTAGCTGCTCGATCCTGGCACCGACACCAGCGTGCAGATGAGCGAGCCGCCATGCTTCGACCTTGACCGCTTCATCACTCATGTTGTCGGCATCGTAGGCATCTCGATACGACAGCGACAACGCGCCAAGTGTCTCGACGCACGACTGTGCAAATCGCTCTTGTTTTGGTGTCAGCTTACTCATGTGGATACGGATTGTATCTCTATTGCAAGCGCCCCGCCTGGTGTTACCTCGCCGCGTTCGATGTACAACTCATCAACCTGGCTGTCATCAGCAAAGACTCGAGCGTGTTCGAGTGAGTCGAGTGTGCATTTCAACAGGTTATCGATATCTCGCCGGCGCCGATCCGGTGGAAACGCTGTGATAGCAACCCGCAGCCTGACATCACCACTGAACCGGCCCAGGTTAGCGACCTCCTCGATCACCCTCTCTCGATAGGCTCGCCCTTTGGCACTGATGTAAACGTGGGTCCTGGTCTTTAGCCAGTAGTTGTTGACAGATGGCGGCCAGGGCAGCGTCAGCAGCACGCTATTTGCCCTCGTTTCTTGGTCGACCAATCTTCCACTCGCGGAAGATTCGCTCATAATAAGCTCGGGTCGGGACCGTCTTTGGCGGGTCCCGCGGCTCTCCCCACCTCACGAACCTTTCAAACTCGCGGCAGGCCAGCCCCTCTCGTTTGCAGCTATAGGCAAACCAGCAATCCTTTTCACACGGCGCGATTGTCTCGACAACGTATGTTTTTATGGGCTGCGATATCTTTCCTGAGCTCATCGAGCGTCAGCCCAAACACCCGATGGAACCACTGGCCCCAGGTGCATCGTCCCGATGGCGTGAGCTGATGGCGTCGAGGCCAGACGCTCCTGGCAGCACACAATCGTTTGAACGCCAGGTCGTCATCGCTAGGACCGGCCAAGCATTCCCCGCATTTTCTTCAGCTCCTCGCGGATAATGACTGGATCGACCGCGGGTGATGGCAATGCAGGCCCTGCCATCCGATGGTATGGTGCTGCCCTTTTCTCTCGACACAATCGCATAAACTCCGGTAGCGTCGGCGGCCACTCATCGCCGCGTTTTACGAGCTTTTCGAACGCCTGGCGTATCTCCTCGAGAGAATATCGGGCCAATCCCTCGGCCCAGGTCTGTGCTGCCCTGGTCGGGGTTCCGTCAGGGTTTGTCCCTTCCCCCCACGCGCTTATCCACCGGTGTCCGTACACTTCTGTCATCCGTTGCCAGATGCGGGCCATGACTTGCCCGTTGTGCTCGTTCGTCGGCCCTGATTGTTGCGAGCTCTGCACGTTCGACTGCTGAGAGCTTTCGATAATACTTATGTTTTCCTTGTTTGATATCTGCATTAATCTCACCTAAAGATAGAGTAGTTATATATGTAGGTTCATTACTGACAGGTTCTGTGTGCTTCTGTGAGACAGGGGGGTGTGCTTCTCGAGCACAGGGGGGTCGGACCCCAGGCATCACGATATAAGTGTTCGAGCGATTTCCGCCATCCTCTCGAAACCGATGCTTTATCCGAATCAGGCTCTTGCCCTCGAGCCGTTTTATCGTGCGATTGATGGTCGACCTGGCGAGGCCCGAGCGACTGGCGATGTAGTTCTGCGAAGGCCAGCACTTGCCGGTTTCATCATCAGCGTGATCGGCCAGGAGAATCAGCAGCAGCTTCTCGTTTGCCGGCAGATCGGTTGTCTCGAGAGCTGCCAGGATTCGGCGGATACTCACTCGGGAATCGCCTGGTCGAATACGTCGGGCCTGGCGAGTTTAAGAAACAGCACCCTCGCCTGGGGTATACCGTTTTTCCGCCACTCGGACACACTCGCGGGCCGAATCTCACACAACTGTGCAGTCTTGGTGGTTCCGCCCAGGCGGTCGATTATCGCGCTTGCTACTTCGGGTTGGTCTGGATTCATAAGTCCACTATTTTAGGTAAACCTTACGAATAAATCAACCACGCCTTACTGTTACTGTGTTAGGATAGCCTTACATTCAAGCCACAAAATTAGGCTTGACTTATCAATTCGGTTACCTTATTATTCAGGCATACCTAACAAAGCCCAGGAGGCGCCAATGAAGCTACTAACCAAATCGAACCTCGCGGCCCTGGCTGCGAACGCTCAGGTTTTAAGTCGAATTCAGCAACAAGGAGAGTAAAGATGAACATACCATTCGGCATAAAGTTTAAGTGCGGCAAAGGCAAGCATTCCGACTACACCTATTCGGAAGTCTCGGCCTTCATCGAGGGAGCTGATAACGTCGCCCCCCAATCACTTCGAGATGAGTACGTTGCATTTCTCAAAGAGTGGTTGGCAAATAAAGTGAAACCATCAACACTCGTTAACGTCGAGGTGCTGAAGGTTTTTCAAAGCGACCTGGACAATCGGTGCCAGATTGATTTCCGAGAAGGTCACGACCACGATGATTACATCATCGCGGGAGGTG